GATCCCTGCTTCATGGTCAGCTTTCGACCGTCTCGTGCTCGGTAGCCAGTGAGCGGTGAGACGCACGCCATTGGCGCCTACAGGCGCCAGCCGCCCCGCATGGGGCGTCGTGTCGTGTTCTTGTTCTTGACGCGTGTACCGCGTCTGAAGCTCTTCCGAGAGCTTCTCTTTGACATTCGCCTTCGTCTCATTCTTGTCCCTCCGGGGGTTTTTTTGTGTTTTTTCAGACTGCCAGGGTCCTGTCAGTCTGTCTAGTAGAGAACAAGAGTTTCTACTAGATGTGGGGCTAATCACCCCCTGATATGGGTGTCGGCTGGGGAGGACTGGGGGGATCCTCCCCCTCTGGCGGCGGCGCCCCGCCTGCCGGGTCCGGCACCGGTTCCGGGTCCGGGTCAGAGGGTTTCGGCAGGAGCCCGAGCTCCTGGGCTTCCTCCACGTTGTCCGGATCCGCCATGAAATCCATCAACTTTGCCGGATCGTTATCCATCCGGCGCCGCACATGGGCCGGCAGCGCATCAAACGCGTCATTCGCCGCGATGAGCTTGTTATGCGCCTCTTGATAATCGTTCGCATTGGTGAAATCACCGTAATGCAACGGGTACTTGGCCAGGTGGTCGATTACCCCTGTCCGCTTGTGCCGCGCCATGATGTTGTTGATGTCGCACTCCTCAACGAATGATTGCTTCGTCCGACCTTCCTTAGGATCGAACGAAATCGACTGTCGAATTCGCTCCCTCAGTTTTCGCTCTGCCATATTTAATAGTTCCTTCCACTGTGGCCAGGCGGAAGCTTCCGCGGTCGCTTCACGCCCTTGCCGGGTTTCACTTTCTTCGCTCCGGGCGATGTTGGCTTATCGCCCCACCAGCCCTGCTTTGCCGTCGACTGTGCCCAAGGGGCACCCTTCCAAGCGTCGCCGTAGTTGCGCAAGATCGCGCCCGCTCCCTGATACGGGAGCTTAATGATCTTCTCCTTGTCGATTTGAAAGTTCTTGAGTTGGTTATCCAACCCGATCCCTTCGGTTGCTGCACGGGTTTGTGCCACGTTCGCCTGCGCTTGATACGCCTGCACCGCAGTCCCTGCAGCCTTGCCCAAATCCGGAATCTGAGCCATCGAGCCACCTGGCGTCGTGGCACCTCCCATCTTGTACGCCAAGATTGGGTTCAGCCCGGCCTTCCGCATGTCGTCCATCGTCCGCTGATACGCGGTATTCGACATACGCTCTTGAAACCGCCGGTTCCGCTTCGCTTCCTTCTGCGCCCGCTTACCGCTGATCGCCGAGCCGGCAATTTGCAGCCCGCCAGAGATCACCGCACCCGCTAGACCTGCACCGGCCATGCTAGAACCGATCCATCTGGCCTGGCACGCCATAGGTAGGCATAGGACGCACAGAAGTGTACTTGAAGTAACAATCGAGAAGGAGATCCGGCTCCGCCTGGATCGCACTGATCCGGTCGATCGGAGGCGTTTCTTGAATGAACGTGTCCCCAAGAACCGGCAGCGTCGCGAAATCCTGCGCCAGATGCCACGTATCCAAAGATACCGGATGACTCGAACGCATCTGACCAGTGATCTTCGAAGTTTTATAGCGATATTCGGCGAACCGTTCCTGGTACCCCCAGGCGAGGTCATCGTTGGCTGACCCATCGGCGTATATCTCCTTATTGAGCACGGCCTGCTCTCCGAGCCCTTGAAATGCCGGCCAATAGAAATCAAAACGCGTGCGGCGATTCCACATGCGTTCCATACCCTGTTGGTAGTTCAGGTCCGCTCGCACCGAGCAGAACCCGATAATTACGCAGTGCTCCACGAACGACTTGTTGAAGCCATGACCCAACGCGGTCATGGTGCCGTACCCAGCAAGCTCCCCTTGCGGGAACCCCGTCTCCGTCCGCGACGTTTGCGGCACCTCCGTCACCAGGACGGGACTCGAGCCCCCGCCGAGGTACTCCGGACGCTGCAGCCGCTGATCCGGAGACACCACGCCGAAGTGTGACCGAATGATTTCGGTGTAGCGCGTCCCTCCGCGCGCGTCCCGTTCGAACAGCTTCTGAATTTGGAAAGCCTCTCGAATCGCATTGATATTCGCGGCACTTGCCGACGTCAGATCCGCGACCAACGACGTCGTGTCCCACTCCAGATTCTGATCAGAACCTGCTTCCGCACCGTCATAGCGGACGTTCTTCCCAGCGCCGGTTTCCGCCTTCAACGCGACACCCGTACTGTCAATGTCGAAGAGTGGAATGCCCGTACCTGTCTTTACCACCGGAGCTGACGTGCCGAGCGGTAGCTCTACCGACGGCCCCTTCTGTGGAAACGGCAACGACGACGTGAAATAGTCGTGCCGCTTGCCCCTCCGCAGCAGCGTATACAGCGACGAGGCATCGGGCCCATCGTCTTTCGGCACCGTCAGGCTGTCCTGCAGGTTCTCGTCCCGAAACCACTCGTTCCAGATCAAGTTCATAGCCCTGAAGTGCAGCGCGGCGGCTTCCAGATCCGTGATCAGCACCGGAAGCCCGAAGTAGTCACCGACCGACGCAGCGGCCCAACCTGGAGCCGCATGGGTAACCGTAGGAATCAGGAAATCCGTTGAGTCCCCCGGATCCTCCTGCTCCCCGTTGAACTTCTGCCAGTTGTCCCAGATCAAACGATACGGGACAGAGAAGAAGTGTGTATCGAAGTACAGGTTATCCATGATCGGGTGAATTGGTGTGGCCAGTCGTGCAAAGCCCGACATCTGCAGGGACATGGTGTCCCCCGGGAGCGCCTCGTCCAAAAAAATGGGAATCAGAAAGCCCCCGTTGAAGGTGGTCTTCAGACCGCACGAGCGGTCGAACGCCGAGCGCTGAATGTTTGCGCTCGGTACCTGCGCAAAACTGTGTTGCCCTGAAGTAGTGCCCGGCTGCCGCCCGGCGCCCTTTTGGCCATACATGGCTTTACTTGCCCCCTGTTGGTAGTTTCATGCCGAGCGAGGATTCCCGCTGCTCGATCATGTCTTTCGTCACATCAGGCATGATGTGCCCGAGCTGCCGTTGCTCCTTCACGAAGGTGATAGCCAGCCCGAGATTAATGTGTGCGTCCAAGGCGATCATTTCGCCTGTGGACTGGTTGAATGAGCCCAGCTCAAAGAGTGTGTAGTCCGCGCCGTACTTATGAAAGTCTGAAGACTCCTCATTGGCGGCGGATTCGAAGGAGCGTATTGCTGCGCCCGTAGCTTGCGAGAAGAACGGTTGAATAAAGGCTTCTGCCTTTGAATCGTATATGCTAAAGATTTTCAGGATCATGGAAATTATTTCTCCTTGTTAGTTATTGACTTAAGAGGCTAAGACGCTTCTCTTTGTAGATCCTGTGATTTGAGAAGCAAAAGCTTCTCTCGGACCGCCAAGCGTTCCGGTGTATTATTTGATTTATGTTTGTTTCCGTTTCGTCTCCTTTCGAGTTTAATAGTTTCGAGAGCCGCGGGGTCGCTGGCCTCGAGTTGTGCATCGTAGAACTTCGGGGGCCTAGTCGGCCTCCCGTCAGCGATGACTTCGTCCCTGGGATAGACATCGCTCATGAATTGATCGAGCCAGGGCTTACCGATGCCCGGTCTTCGGGACATCGTTGAATAGGGCTTCGCCCTATATAGGTCGACTTCACCTGTCTCCAGGTCGAGTCTTTCCCCATAGAAGAGATCGCCTTCGGCGCCGTAGAGTTTCTTCATGGTGTAGCGCGCTACGTAGTTCGCGCTTTGTTGTGTTAGCTCACCGATATTGACAAAGCCGTGGCCCCAGATTTCATCGAGGCACTCGGCACGGTAGAGCTTATATTTTCCGCTCATCTTGAAGAACTTCCGGTCTTCGAAGAAATCGAGACCGAAGATCAGAGCGTGGTAGTGAGGCCGGCGTGTTACTTCGCCGTATTCTCCGCAGTGTAGGAACCGGAACGGTCCTTGGTAGTAGCGGAGTCGTTTGGCAAAGCCTTGCCAGTGTTTGACGTCTATAGAGCCATCCGCTGGAGGCTTCTTGTACGTCAGTGTGAGGAAGCAATTCCTCTCATGCATTTGTGCTTCATGCATGGAACGCACCGCCCACTGGCGCGAGCGTTCGAGTTTACAGCCGATGCATTGACCGCAGGCGATCGTCACGGGCATATCGTAGTACCCCGATCCCTGCTTCATGGTCAGCTTTCGACCGTCTCGAGCTCGGTAGCCAGTGAGCGGCGAGACGCACGCCATTGGCGCCTACAGGCGCCAGCCGCCCCGCATGGGGCGTCGTGTCGTGTTCTTGTTTTTGACGCGTGTGCCGCGTCTGAAGCTCTTCCGAGAGCTTCGTTTGGACATTCGCCTTCGTCTCATTTTCTTTCCCTCCGGGGGTTTTTTGTTGTTTTTTCAGACTGCCAGGGTCCTGTCAGTCTGTCTAGTAGAGAACAAGAGGTTCTACTAGATGTGGGGCTAATCACCCCCTGATATGGGTGTCGGCTGGGGAG